GGAAAGTACGATGACCCGGTCGACGTTACTGGCAAGCGAAGGGTAACCCTGTTTCACTACTCCTCTGACGACAGAAGCGATTCTGGACTTCAGCGGAAGTACGCTGGAACGGCCGGTGCCGGAGAAGAGAAACGCTCATTCGAATACGACAAAGAAGGGAAGCTGATAGAAGAGTCTGCACCGATTCACGCTTATATGTATGGTGCCAAAAGAGAATCAATGGTCCCGGGCAAGGTTCTACACCGGATAGATACCGAGCTTAATGTAATCGACGTCACCAGCAAGGAGTATGCAGACATTCTTGCAGAGGCACAGAAAGAGGCAGAGAAGACCGGCCGGCCTATGCTTGCGATGGCTCGGGTAATTACGAGACAACGCGGCTACGACGCCCTCGCGAGCACCAGAGACGGTATCGTGCAAATCCTGAGAGACGTAAGCCCTGCTGAGCTGGAGACAGTCGGCAAGAAAGGTGCTTCCACTAAAATTGGATACACTCCGAAGCCACCAGCAGACAGTGATTACGTTGACGAATACAAGAGACGGTGGGAGACAAAGATAAGCAACCTAGCCAAAGAGAAGCCAGAGGTCGAAATATATTCGCTGAACAACGGTGCGGACGTTATGGTGAATATGGGGCTTCTCAGCAAGGAAGACAGACACGCAGTTGTTGGAAACCTAGTCGGAAGAGAGCTGACCTTAGAAAAAGTAAACGCCACTGTCGATGAGCTTATAAGCAAGATTCCAAAGTCTGCACGAGAGAAGGATGTCGAGTACATAAAAAACTACTGGAAGTACGCAATCGTAGCAGGAAAAAGCAAAGAAGAGATTCAGGCGAACATAGAAGAGCAGCAACGGAACCTGCTGAAAAATGTAAACAATCGGGTTGCTGTTCGCGTACCGCTTGAGTTTGTTGATAGCGTGATTAAGGACGGCCGTCTAAAGTCGCAATTCGAAACCGGAGAATCAAAGGGTGCACTGGACCCGCAACTCCGAAGAAACGTGGAGTACAACGGCTTTGGAGTGCCGAGAGACCATCCAGCGGACAAGAGGCCCATTTACGGGTACATGGCAGACGAGTCCGCCAGCATGCACAACACCACGCTTGAATACTACGGCGGCATCGCCTTGATTATGAAAGATGAAGTCAAGGAGCGGTCTACGGTCACCTTCGGCGACTCTTTGGACAACGGCCTGCCGGCAAGCGACATAAAATCTCCGAGCCTCACTTCGATGAGAGTGGTTGAAGGTGTTCTCGACGAGGACAGCTTTACTTACATCGAGGCACAGCTGCACGGAGGGGTTAGCATCGACGACGTGAAAGAGGTTGTGATTAACGAGTTTACGATGAGAAAAATCATCAAGTCATACTCTCTTATCCCAGCAAGCGAAAATTCGAAACTGCCTTTTGGCAACTTCGACCGCGGCGGAAGGCTTCTTAGCAGTGACTTAAAAATATCAGTCTGCTCGATTAACAAGCGTGGGGAGCCCGGAGTTGTAAGGACCTTGGAAGACTGGATTGAGTCTAGCGATTACAAGAACACACACTGGGACACCCCAGAGGGTCGAGTTTTTGCAGAGAAAGTGAGGAAGAGAAGTGGAAGATAAGCGCAAGCTCGGAAGGGTAATCGCCCGCCGAGGCTCGGATGCCTTGAGTGTCTCGCGAGAGGCTGGCGGAAAAAGATACGGATACATCGTCTTCGGAGACGGCTCTGTATCGGAAGAGGTCAACGTGGACTCGGTTATCTCTCGCGGGTACTGGTCTCCGGTCTCTGGCTCTGAAGCACTCAAAAGCTACATCAAGGCACTGGAAAATGGACCCGGCTAACAGACGAGAGCACGAGTCCGACATGATGCGGCTAATCGGTGCAATTGCCGAAAGGTGCGGGCAGTCGAAGACAAAGGAGGGCATGTTCGATTGCATCGAACTGTTCGACCTTGAGAGCAAGATGTTGGACATCTCACAGGAGGCCTACGAGGCTCTCTTGGTGCAGCTAAGCATTCGGGCTATGCCAAGGATGCCGCAGGAGCTAGTGCGAACTCTGTTTATTGAATTCGCAGACAGGGCCGCGGAGCTCGCGATAGAGGGGAAGATAAACGAGGCTTGGGTGTCGGTCGCGGCAGTGACTATGACTACAAAGCTCTGGAGTATCGGAGAGTCTCTCGCGGTAGACCACGCAAGAACTAGATTCACCCAGTACACGCCGCACACCAAAGCGTTTCAAGGGATTCCTGTCGAACTACTTCGAAGTGCAACCCGGATGAAGATTGTTTCCATATGGAAGGCCGAAGCGGATGCCTGTGAAATTTGCAAATTCCTAGAGAACAACGTGATTGAGTACATCGCCTACGACGGCCCGCCGGCTCACCCAAACTGCAGGTGCTGGGTCGATTACTCGGTCGAGGCAGCTGGAGTGGAAGAGCCCGAATGAGACCAGTTGGATTCAGGGTTACCAGTGCTTGGCCGATGATGCGGCTGCTTGAGTACTCTCAAGGCAATTGCCCGTGGCTTGATGAAGCGGAGATGGAAAGGCTAAAGTCCTTTTCGTTAAAGTGCCGGATACTGCAGACGAGGAAGGCGGTACAGATATCAGATACAATCATTGAGGAGCTAGACGTAGCAATCAAGCTTCTTGGTTTGATGTCCAGACATGCCATCCAGCTAGTCGGAGAAAAACATGCTGCTACGTGCGGTGCCAATGCTAGGTCGACACGACTGAAGCTTGTTGAAATCAGAGCAAGACTTGACTTAACGGGGAGCCCTAATGAGTAGACTAAAACCTAGCGGCCGATGTTTTTTTGAAGGAAAGCTTGACGCCTTGGTGTTTACTAGGAGCCTCTCTAGGAGAGAGATTCTGGACCTGAGCGAGGAGTATAAGAGGAGCCCGGTCCCTTTGGTCGCGTTTCAGGTCGACAATCTAAACAGCGTCGAGAACTACTTTTTTAAGGGCAGCTGGGTAAAGCCTAAGAAGTCTGTGACTCTGGCGGATGGGATTAAGCTCATCTCGGACCATCTCGGGCTTGGATTGACGATAAACAAGATGGTGCTCGACTGCATATCCTTCGGGAGTTTCCGGGAATAACATTGCAGCAAATTTCAGTATCTTGTAGATTTTCAGGCCGGAGGGCGAGCAGTGGCTAACAATTCAAATCTAAACGGCGTGTTTTCTAACCCAACAGTGGGAACCGTCTTTGAGGTCGACACGGCAAAGATGTCTGCTTCGGCAATCATCTCTACCCCAGCAGTAGACCGTGTTGGGGACTCAATGGACCCGCTCGGGTGCGACCTTACACAATACCGCCTGAACCCGGTTGTGTTCTGGAACCACGCTTTTGATGGGTTTACAAAGCCTATCGGTATCTCCGAGAACAGCTCTGGAGAGCTCCAGATTTTCCCGTCTGGCGAGAACATCAAGGCGACCTGCTATTTCACGAACAAGTTTCTCGAAGCCGAGCAGATTTTCGACCTTGTAAACGAAAAAACTATTCGGGCAACCTCGATTCGGTTCGACCCAATTGGCTCTCCCTCGCGGTCCGGCGGGGTCCAGCGATTCTCTAAATGGTATCTTTTAGAGTGGAGTTGGGTGCCGATTGGTTGTAATCCTGAGGCGGTACAGCAGGTGCTTGCAAAGGGGTATCTTGCCGGCCGGCGTATTTCGAGTGGGATTACAAAGTCTCTGGAGTTGTTGCTTCCGGAGAAGAAACTGCAAATTGCTGGTTACAACTTTAAGAAAGATGCTAAAATGCGTTTCGTTAAATCGTGCGATGACAACAAAAAGTGCAATTGCGACAAAGACCCGCTCGGCGGCGAAGTGAAGATGACCAACGATAAAGAACGACCAGAAGACGCTCCACCGCCGGGAACAAAGCCGGCTCCGATGCCGCCATCTTCCGGTTATTCGTCGGCTCCTCCTGCAGCAGGCAAGACTCCACCCCCGGGCGGAAAGGTTCCTCCCCAGAGCGGAAGGGTTCCTCCCCAGAGCGGCAAGCCGGGCGAAGAGGAATATAAAGGCAACATGGACGAAGAGTCCGAGTCAGAAGACATTGCAGGGGACGGCGAGGAAGCAGAGACTCCAAAGGCTTACGGAGCACAGCTCGTCGAGGCCGCTTACAACGCACTCAACGAGGTCCGGGTAAACATCAAGGAAGGCTCTGTAGCACTTGAGCACCCAGAAATCGAAGCCTTGATTGCAACCACTCTCGAAGCTCTCGGAATGATGATGAGCGAAGTGGAAGCAGCTTACGCCAAGTCATACGTCCGGAACCCAAAATACAACTACTCTCCGCTTGCCAGCTCCGGACGTCGTCTGGATTGGCACGACAACCTCAAGTCATTTTTGGCTGGAGGCGCGAGCAATCGGTTTGCTGTTAGCGGAATTGCTGAGCGAATCCGTAGCGTTGCAAAGTCCGGCACAGTTAGCGGCCGCGAAGCCGACGTATTGAAGTCTTGTGCAACACAATTGCAAGGGTTCGTAGAATCTGCTCGTTCCAACGTGAGGCACGAGAGCAATGGTGTTGTCGGTGACAGGCTTGAGTCTATCACTAAATCTTCGGATGCCACGTTGGCCATCCTGAAGAACATGAAACGCTAACCTTTTACCCAGAGGGTCAAAATGTCCAGCATTGAAAACAAGTTGCAGGCTGTTGAAAAGACTCAAGCCGCCATCTTGGAACACTTGAAGAGTCTTGACACCCCTAACTACCGCGTTGTTGGCGGAGACGGTGGAACCACTGTCTCTTACATCGAAGACGGCGGACCGAACGACGTTGTTCGAATCGACAACTTGTGGGCTCGCGGTGAGAACACCGTAAAGAACTACCGCAAGAACGCTTACCTGCCCGGCTACAAGGGCGCGAAGGAAGGCGGCTTCAAGAGCTTCGGCGACTTCTTGCTTAGCGGTCTTCGTGACTCGAAGACAGCTGACTGGCAAAACCGTCACGCTAACTGCTTCAAGGCAGTTCAAGGTATGTCGGTTGGTGCCGCTGAAGACGGCGGGTACATGGTTCAGCCAGAGTACTCCGACAAGGTTCTGGAGCGAGTTTACAACAACAAGCTGTTCTCGATGACGGACAATTACACCGTCTCGGGCAACAACCTTGTGTTCATGCGAAACGCTGAAACCTCGCGGGCCAATGGTTCTCGCAAGGGTGGCATTCGTGGTTACTGGCTCGGTGAAGGCGCAAGCGGAACCAAGTCAGCTCCAAAGATGCGGCAAGTTCAGCTCCGCCTGAAGAAGCTCTGCATTATCGTTTACCTGACCGAAGAGCTCATCCAAGACGGCGGCTCTGCTGTCCAGAGCTATGTCGAAAAGTGTGCTGCTGAAGAATTCAATTTCATGATTGGCGACGCACTGTTTAACGGCACTGGTGTAGGCCAGCCTCTCGGCTTGCTCAACTCCGGCTCGCTGGTGACTGTCACCAAGGAATCGGGCCAAGCTGCTACGACTATCAACGCAGCAAACATCGACAAGATGTGGGCTCGTCGATACGCTGCTGCTGACGGATACAGCTGGTTCCACAACCAAGACTGCGGTCCTCAGCTTGACAGCCTGTCTCAGTCGATTGGCACTGCAGGTATCGCACTCTACCGGCCGAACACTGGTCTGGCTGGCGTTGCTCCTCAGATGCTGAAGACTGCACCTCGCGTTGAAACGGAATTCAATGCAGCTGTCGGAACCGTGGGTGACTTGGTTCTTGCCGACTTCAGCCAGATTCTGTCGATTGCAAAGGGTGGCGTCTCGCAGATGGCTTCGACTCACGTCGAGTTCTTGACCGACCAGACCGCCTTGAAATTTACGATGCGTCTCGACGCTCGTCCTTGGGATGACACTGCAATGACCCCTTATAAGGGCAGTGCAACTCAGTCCAGCTTCGTCTGTCTCGAAACTCGCTAACTAAATCCCTGATAAGGGTTTTGATACACAATTCCAGAGAGGAAAAAGAATGTTACCCGGAAGTTTTTTTGAAGCAGGCAATGACATCCATCCGCTGGTCTGGCAGTCCGATGCGAACTCGGACGTGTCGATGGACTGGGTGTCTTTGAAGAATTATGACCGTGCGTATGTCTACCTGATTAAGGGTGGCAGCGAAGACGTTGACGACTTGGGTGTTGAGCTCAAGCAAGCAACCGATACAGCCGGCACCGGCTCGAAGGCACTGGCAGTTTCCCGCTGCTGGTACAAGACCGGAACCATGACCGCTCAGGGTACTTGGACGGAAGTGAATGTCGGAAGCGGAACCGCTGATGACTTCATCTCCTTCGGTGCCTCTGTGCCATCCGGTGCGACCCGGGTTGTAGCTGACGTCAACACGAATGCTTTGCACTTGCTGATTGAAGTCAAGTCTGACGACCTCGACGTCAACGGCGGGTTCAACTCGATTAGTGCGACCATCGAAGGCGACAACGTGGACAACGCGGTTCTGGTGAGTGCCTTGGCTATCCTTACCGATAGCTACTTCCCACGAGCCATCCCAGCCAGCCCTCTGTAGTCGACAACAGTACCACTTCACGCGAGGCAGGGTTGGGCGGAAACGTCTTGCCCTGTTTCGTTTTATAGAAAGGTTTTTATATGTCTGCTGGATATGTTTTCTCGGTTCGCACCGATTGGAGTGCGGGCAGTCTTCAGTATGTAAGTACAGCGAGCGGCTCGGCAGTCCTGACCGTGTCGGCAACCGCCCTCACTCTCGGTGACGGCTACAACATCGCCGCCGGGACAACGACTGGAACTCAAATCGGGACGGCCGCAGCTCAGAAGCTCGGCTTCTTTGGCAAGACTCCGCGTGTCCAGTGTGCGAAGGCCAGCTTCAATAACTGGTCAGCGACTTCAGACGTTGTTGCGGCCTTGGTTGCTTTGGGCTTGTTCGACACTGCGTAGATTTCGTAAAAAGCATTGTATGGGGGCCGGTGAGTGCCGGCCCTGTACAGTGTGAAGTGCGAGGTCGACATGGCAGGCTTAAAGAATCAAGTTCAAGGCGATGAAGTATCTAACGTAAGCGAGCTGGAGCCGGTTGCTCTTAGTTTGTTTTCTATGATGCTCGCCTCAAACACAAGCTACGAAACAGAAACAATCGCGGCACGGGCTTTCTCGGCCGCGAAAGTTTTTGTCGAGGAGTCTCGGCGAATTAAAGAGGGTGGTAAGGTTTGGTCTGAGCCAAAGAATCGGAAGATTCAAATTTGGATTCACGCTCACGACCCTGTGACCGACCAGCCATCTTACGGTGAAAACGGGGAGCCCATCTGGTACGAAAGCCAAGGCGACCCTTACAGCTATGCTCCGAACAAGAAGCCGGAGCACCCTGTTAATCAGGCTTTCTATCTGGCTCGGCACGAACTCGGGATGGAGATTCCAGAGCGATACAAGTCTGCTCTCAAGTCTGCCCTCTCAGAGCGAGAAGGCCGAGTCTTTGTCAGCTCCAAGGGGAACTAAGTGGCGATTTCTACGGTTGCTGAATACAAGCAGTTGATGCAGATTACGACATCGGTCGATGATGCTTTGATTGCAGCAGCTCTCGATAACGCTACGGCGATTATTGAGCAGAACGCTACCTCCATGCTGTTTACGTCTCAGACGATTACTGAGTATTACAGCGGGTGCGGAAGAGCTTCTTTAGTGCTACGAAGTCGCCCGGTGACGTCAATCTCTAGTCTTTACTACGATGACACCGGGTACTTTGGAGCGGCTTCTGGATTCGGTGCGAGCACTCTCCTGACAAGTGGAGTGGATTACGTTCTCGACCTCACCAAGCCCGGCATTTCAATGACCGGGATGGTTCGCCGAATCAATGGAGTCTGGGGCCGCAGTAGGGTTAGAACTGGAAGTGACTTGGTTGGATACTCGGAGCCCGGCCTAGGTAACATCAAGATTACCTACACAGCCGGATACGACGGGGTTACATTTCAGGTCCCTTCAAATATAAAGCTGCTCAACAACCTGCTTGCCCGGCAGATTATTCGGATTGCCCCTACAGCCGGCTCTCCAATCAACAGCGAGTCATTCGAGTACTACTCATACTCACTGCGAGCAGAGAGCCCCGGAGATTTCGCAACTATCGAGAGCTTGATGGGTGCCATTAAGGAGTACGTGTTCTGATGGACATTACACAGCTTTCCAGAATCCCGGGCATGCTCCCGCGGGAGTGTAAGACTACTGGCTTGTACTACAAGAGAACCGGTGCTGGAGTTTACGGTGCCGGTGCGGATATCGGTGACATCGAGGTCCGCCCTCTATCGAAAGACGAGACGAAAGAGCCGGCTTCGTTTGCAATCAACAACCGAAGGAACTTTTCGGTGTGGCAGAAGCACCTCAACACGGTGGGGATTGACGGGCCGAAGATTGGCGACAAGCTCACCATTCCAGCTAGTGCAGGCGACTCCGGGGAGGCTTGGATTGTGGACGGAATCACCACGTCTCTCATGGGAGTTCGGCATACGCTGAACTGTTCGAGGATGAGGTAGCAATGGCCGACAAGTACGACTTCCTGCAAGGAAAGATGATTGTCGACGCCCTAGAAGCATTCGTGGCTAAGGGCGATTTCAAGGAGGCGTTCGAGCTTTGCAAGGACCATATTGAAGAGAACTTCTGGCAGATATTCCAGTCAGCAGTAGACTCGGAAGGCGAGCCGTGGCCAGAGCATGCCCCCTCTACAGTTGCTTCGATGGGCGAGCACGACCTGCTTGTGGATACTGGTGCCCTGCTTCAGTCGATGACTGACCAAGGAAACTACACCATTTCAGATAGATACATGGTCGCCTCTTGCGACTTGCCGTACGCTGAGTACCAGAACTTCGGCACGGGAAACATTCCTCCCCGGGAGTTTATGTATCTGCGAGATGACACGATAGACAAAATAATGGAGACCATTTACTCTTACGTCCTTCTGAAGTACGGGGAGATGTAATGGCTGTTTCTTGGACTGACAACAAAGACGGGACCGGAGTGACCGTAACAGTCTCCGGGGTTGGAGCTTTTGACGTCACGGATGTCTACGTGCACCCATTCTCTGGCGGTTTCGGGAGAGGAGAACGCTGGACTCAGACAGACTCGATACTCGGGAACAGCTCGGTAGTTTTAGACTTTGGCAGGGGCCATTACTTCGGGTATACGGAGATGTCCGGCGTCCGCTCCCCGGTCGTATACTTCAATATCACCGAGACGGACGAGTCAACTCACTACCAGATTCTGGAAGCAGTACAAAGCCGTATAATTGCGGTAAATCTGGATGAGGTTGGAGCTAACGTCTTAATCCGTAAAATACCGACTGAACGCGGAAACGACGACTCGACCTACGCCTATCCTGTGATTATGGTATCCCCGATGGGAACCGAGCAGCTCAGGGGAGGCACCAACCGCCGAGACGACGTTGGCTACCCTGTTCTGGTTTCTATCTTAGCCAAGAACAACCAAGACTTATCAGAGACGAACCTTAATAAGTTTCTGCTCTGGCGAGAGAGGTTGTCCGCAGCTTTTAGAGGAGACCAGCAGCTACAGCTAACCGGCATTCAAGTACATAAAACCAATGTAGAGCCCGGCCCGGTTCTAAGTCCAACCGCGGTTTGGAACAATCAATTTCAGTGCTCACTCACAATTAGGTGCGAGGCTCGCCAAGCGCGAGGATTCTAATGGCAGAAGTATACGGCGATGTAGCAATCAGTACGCTCGGCAAGCTCGCCATGATTTATGAGGGCACTGGCGGGGCGAACGAGGTGACAGACAATCTCGGGTACGACGGGACTGTGGCTGTCGGAGACTTCGCCTCAGCAACTCAGTTTGAGTTTTTGAGTGAAAGCATTTCAAAGCAGGAGCCGATGCAGTACAACGGAGGAATCCGTGGTACTCGCTCCAGAAACTGCGAGCGGGTCCGCAAGGCTGCAACTATCGTGCAGGGCTCGATTGAAATGACCCCTACGCCTTTGGAGCTAGACAAGCTCCTTTACTGGGTCACGGGAACCGCATCTACTCCATTCGCCCTGACGGAACTGGTTCCAACTATTGCAATCATCGTCGACCGCAGTGCACAGCGATTCATGTACCCCGGATGCAAGATTGGGCAATTCTCCATCGGCGGTCAGCAAGGCGGATTGATACGGACACAGCTGGGGATTATCGGAAAGCAGGAGTTTGTCACGGCAAGTGCCTTCCCAACTTTGACCATTGACAACAAAGAGCCTTATGTGTTTTCCGAGGCCGTGTTTGCCTATGGTGGTGATACTTACGAAATCAACTCCTTCGAAATCACCATCGACCACGGCATCGACACGAGCCGGCAGATGAATTCTCTCTATCGCCGGCGTCTCCCGGCCGGAGACCGTTCAGTCCAGCTACAGCTTGGGTTCCCGTACAGTGTTAATGTGTTCGAAGATTTCAATAACTTAGCAGAAGAGGGAATCGACGGTGCTACGCTCACGGTGACCAACGGGACCGTTTCGTTTACCGCGACATTCGGCAACCTGAAGGCCGACAACCAAACACCAGTGAACGGTGGCCGAGGCTCTGAGATTATGATGCCGGTGCAGTTCACGGCTTACAAGAAATCGTCCACGATGGAAGTATCCTTCGCGAACGACAGTACCCCTTAGTTTTTAGTTTTAGTGAGGTGAGAAGTGGCTAGTGCTTTTATTGAAGGTGTCGAAGAGGGTTATCTGGCTGGGGTCGACGGTCTGCATGAGGCCGTCGAGTTCACATTCTCCCCGTTGCTCGTGGAGGAGCGGAGCCAGTTCATCGACAAGATTGACAAGTGCAAGGACCGTGCACAGCAAGACCGAGTTTCAGCGATGGAGCTGGAGCGTCTGATTAAGAGCTGGAGCTTCACCAAGGCGGATGGCTCTGCTGTACAGATTACAGCAAAGAATATCCTTCGGCTGAAGTTTCATGTATTCAACGAGCTTCAGGCGATTATTATCTTCGGCTCCCGCGGGAGCGACACGAAGCCTTCAGTGTCACTTGAAGAGAAGATTGAGACGGACCGTACTGAAATCGTCAGTGCACTTGCAGGCTCGAACCTCAACGACGAAGTCGAGGAGTCTCGAAGAAAAAACTCGTAAACGGTCTGAGTCTTCTTCTGGAGAACCCAGAACTAGCACTTAGGCCGTGTTCGGAATGCTCTCAATACGTCTACGGCGACAAGGGAGAGGGCCCTGTCTACAGGCTGGGGAAAAAGGTCAAAAGGGCCGGGCCCCCTCCGTGCTGGTCATGCCCAAAGAAGAGCCCGGACCGTGCTCACGAATTTGAGCTGTCGAAACACGGGCGTGAAATCTATAATCTTTACCGCAAGGTAAAGGCCACCTCCGGTGCGTGTCTAACTGAAGAACAAAGAAATAGCTCTGTGCTGGCTGAACGTCTTGCACTGGTAGATTCTATTGTAGAGGCGGATAAAACGCTAAAGCTTGCGAGACAAGTTTCGGCCGGAGTTAGGACAGTTGGATAAGAACTTAAACTTAATCCTGAACTTGACCGAGGGCCCGGAGACAAAGTCTACCTCGCAGAAAGTCAACGACTCTCTCGGGCAGATGCACCGGACACTCGGAGACGTCAAGAGCTCTGCATCTGAAGTCCTTAGGCTACAAACCGCACTGGTAGAGAAAGAGAAGGAGCTACAAAAACTACGGAGCGACCGGGCCGCTGCTGTAGCGTCGGGAAAAAGTACTGCTGCGATAGACGCTCGGGGAGCTGCACTTACCTCGCAGAAAAGGTTGACCGAGTCAGCACTCGGCACTGCAAAGGCTGGGTTTGACGACTCGAAGGCTCGGCTCCAGCAAAGCAGAAACATCTGGGAAAAAGAAACGGCTATATACGAGAGGGAGCAGGAGAAGAGGGCTCAAGCAGAGGCCCGTGCTTACAAGAAATCCGAGAAGGAGCGAGAGAAGTTTATAAATGCAGCCAAGCAGACGCTGACCGGGCTTATTTCTCTGGCAGAGTCCGCCGCTCTCGCTTACGCTTCCGTGATGCACGTAGACGACAAAAACGTCAAGGCTTGGTTGCAGTGGTTTGCAGCAATTAAATCTGTGGGCCAAGCAATCAGCGGAGTGTTCGGTGTCTACAAAGGCATCAATTCGCTAATCAAGACGATTGCAGCGTCTCGGGCTCTGGACACTGCGGCAACGGCTGCAAACACAAAAGCTCAAGCACAGAACGCCACCGCGGCCGCGGCAGCGTGCGCCGCAAAGAGTTGTCCCGGTGGTGGCTGCACTCCAGCAGGGGGTGCTCCTCCAGTTGCAGGCCCCGCAGGGAAGGGCTTTTTTGCTGCTAGGGCAACTCCTTGGGCGTTGACTAAATTTGCCGGAGCGGTTGGTGCCGGATTCGCTCTCGGAGAAAGCTTTAACTATCTCCGCACGGGAGAGACCCTTACTTCAGCTTCGATGGGTGCTTGGAATGCCAGAACGGAGATGTTCAAGTCCGGGCAAAAAACCGAGGACTTGGAAGTCGCCACGCGGATGCGTCGTGACTTCAAGAGCAACCGAAGCTACAACCAAGAGTTGGACTACGGCCAGATTAACCTGAGAAGGGAAAACGAGGATAACAATCAGGGAGTCCGCGAAAGATTATCATCCCGGATGAAGCTAAACGCAGACGGCGTTGCGAGGGGCGTTTTCCGGCAGGTCGATGTATCTGGAAGAGACTTAGACAGAAGAATCGCAAACGCCGACACGGCTTACAATCAAGCCTTTAGGGCCGGAGACTCTGCGAGCAGGTCTGCAGATACTGAGACGAGAGCCAACGGGCAGAAGATGCTCATCGAGGCTGAGGACCAGCTAATAAAGAAGATGGAGCTGGAGATTGAGAAGAAGCAGAGAGCTCTGGATAAAGAGGCGAGAGCACAAGAAAAAATCTTAAAAGATGCAGAGAAGTTCCACGAAGCCAACCTGAAATGGCTGGACAAGGCGAACCAAAAACTCGACAAGGCCAATGCTAGGTTCGACTCGATGGAGTCAGGGCTCGGAGGCATGTCCCGGTCGAAGGGCAAGAAGGCTATCGGCCTTTACGAAAGATTCCGTACTGGCGACACAGATGGGATGACCACTCGCGACTTGGACTTAATACAGCAGTCCGGGTTGATTGACCCGTCCAACGAAGACTCTATGAATCGGATGCGAGATGCTCGCGGAAGGCTGCTTCGTGATAAGTATGACTCAACGCCCGGTGACGGTGGTGTGATTGACCAGACAATCCAGAGGAGAGAGGCGGCAGTTAAGGACAAGAAGAACGCTGCCGAAGGCGTGAATTTATCATTCGACCCGCTAATCATAGAGCAGGCCATCACCGTTGACCTTAAGACAGCTCAAGAAGAGCAGATAAACGAATACATAGAAAAGCTTCGACCCGCAATAGAAGATGCACTCAAGAGAAGGGACGCATTGATTATCGACTCGTTCACAGACAAGAAAATTCAAGAGCTCATCCAAGAAGAACTGCAAAGGCTTGAAAGGGAGAGGGAGGCACAGCAATAATGTATCTGAAATATGGAAGCTATACTCACGCTCTCGACGAGGCGTCCGTCGTAATCCAGAAGACTCCGCGCTTCAGCAAGTCTGGTTCAATGACCGGCTACGACGAGGTGTGGAGGATATCAGGAAAGATACACGGGACTGATGTATCTGATTTAACCACCAAGCTGACCGAGCTGGAGCGGGCGTATTCATCAACAAACCAGAATGCGTATCTGCTCACGGATGCTCTCGGGACAACTGCTCACAGTATCATCTCTTCCGAAACGGCCAGTGGGGTAAAGGTCACGTCTTTCGGCTACCCACAGGGAGATGGGGCGGAGTATGTAAACTTCCGGACCTATGAGATTATACTGGAGGCCAAGAAGGACGCCAGCGAAAGCAACAACGGCGGAGACAAGGGAAACACGATTTCCTTCAGCCAGCAGATTTCCATTTCGGGAACTGGTGGTCCTCAGTTCGTTGTAAGGACCCCGAGGTATGGACCGCCGATTCTGCAGCAAGTTTCCCGGGCTTCTCCTATTACGATAAGCCAATCGGGCAATGCACTCGGCTACAAGTATTACCCGAACCCGGAACCGCCTTTGTATCCGCAGTATCTGATGCCGGAAAGCCATACTGTTTCAAGGCAGAGTCCGCAAGAAGACACGAAAGAGGGAAAGCGTAACTTTCCGATTAACTGGTCCTACAATTTTATTATGGTGCGATAATGGCGACACGAGTTTGGATTGGTGCAGTGCGACCCGTTGCACAGGTGACCCAGTGGCTGTTCGGTGCGACGTGGGAAGCGGACGACATCGTAAACATAACAATCGGGAGCAAGGCAGTTTCGGTTACTACCGGTTCCGCAACCATTACAACACTTTTAGATACGATTGTTTCCGCACTTAACGCTGCTGACGACGGGGAGTTCGCGGAGATTACTTGGTCCCGCTCTGGAAATTACCTAGTAGGAACAGCAGACGAGGCCGGGGTCCCATTTACGTGCACGGTGTCGAGCACTGAGGCCGGCGGCGGAGCAGCGGATGCTCAGAGGATTGACGGGGCGACAAGCTCCTCCGGGACTGCGACGACAGCCTGTACCGGGCCAAACTTCGCGAACGTGGCCGGGAACTGGTCTGGAGCTACGCTCCCGGTCGACACCGACACCGTAATCTTCGCTGACAGCTCCGTAGACTGCTTGTACGGGCTTGATAATAACGGGGTGACCCCTGCTGAGGTTATTTTCGATAGCTCGTTTACGGGCAACGTAGGGCTTCCTGTGTACAACGAAAATGGGTACTACGAATACCGCGACCGCTTCCTGAAGTACTGCAACTCCGGTGACGCTGCGACTACTCTGGTTACCGTTGGGCAGGGAAGCTCTGCCGGCTCGGGGCGAATCAAGCTGAACGCCGGAACCGGCCGATGTACTGTGACTGTGCTGAAGACGAGCTCGCCTCAAGAAGATGGCGAGATGGCCTTTGAGTTTCTCGGGACTCATGCTTCAAACGAGGTGAATGTAAGCCGGGGTAGTGTTGGCCTTGCAAACTCTGCCGGCTCTGCCGCGACGATTTCAACTCTTCGCATTGGATACATAGACTCGGTCGACAGTGACTCTGACGTCCTGTGCGGCACCGGGGCGACCCTGACGACTGTTACGCAAACCGGCGGAGAAGCGGAGACACGCTCTAACATTACCACTCTTACCCTGAACGGTGGGACTCATATCAGGAACGCCGGCACGACAACGACTGCGACCGTGAACGGAGGAGAGCTGATTTACAACACGACCGGGACACTTTCGACACTTGTAGTCGCAAACGGCGGCAAGGCGAACTTCTCTGGAGACCTTCGGCCGAAGACGGTTTCCAGTCTGACGGTAAACTCTGGAGCGGCCCTTCTTGAGCCTCATGGTGTGGTGACGTATTCAGGTGGGATTGTGTTCTCTCGATGCCGGCCAGAAGACGTTGAATGGCAGGCACCAATCAATAAGACTTGGACGCCTACATAATGCTCGAAGCTGTAGTAGAGTATCCCGGAATCGAATCTATAGAGTCATTCTCTTATAGCATGGGGCACGGTGTTCAGCCGGGTGTCATGAGTCTTACTATTCTTCCTCAAGACACGAGCAAGATAAAAGACACCGGGACGCTAGAGCTCAGCTACGGCGGGAAAAAAAGAAAGATGAAGAATGTCCTGTGCGATGCAGCCAGCTTCAGCTTTAATTCCGGCGGCGGAACCATCCAGCTGACGCTGAAGGACTACAGGTGGACTTGGGCTTACACGACCATCACCGGGGCTTACAACCTAAGAGACGCTGACGGGTCCCCGCTGGTTCTGGAAGGTGCAAAGAAGAATGATAATGATGTCCTAGGCAACTCGAAGAGAAGTCTCAAAGAGCTTTGCAAGATATGCCTAGATGCGATGGGCGTAGAGGACAAGAAGCAGAACGTAAACGACGTCCCGGACAACATCTATCCTCCTGTAGCTTGGGACAACGAGAATGCGGCCCAAGCACTGCATCAACTTATTGAGCAGTTCGACTTTCGACTGGCACCGAGCTGGAATGGTGGTGCTAACCTCGTGAAAGCCGGTGCGGGGAAAAAGCTTCCCGCAAATGCAATTCAGCTAATTGAGTCAGAGGGGCTTGAGCTCGACCCTCAAGAGCGGCCGGAGTTTATACGGCTGGTAACTAACCCGATTCTGTTTTCTGTAGACTTCGAGCTTGAGGCTGTCGGAGAGGATACAGACGGAATCGTCAAGCCTCTTGAGGAGTGCTCTTGGTTCACGCCAGATATGTATGACTTCGCAGACGCTCCAGAGGTAGAGAGCGATATCGAAGACCTCGTCGAATCTCCGGAGGACCTTAAGTACACAATCAACGCACTCGTCAGGAAGACATGCTTCAAGTGGTGGAGAATCAAACTCCCCGAGCTCGGGATGAACAACTCGTCTCCTAATAAAGCCCTGAAGAAGTTCGAGAAAGACTACGGCGAGATAAAGTACGTCGAACAGTTTTTACCATTATCTGACATCCTCCCTGATATGGAGCTTGATGTAGAGAGAAAGGCGAAAATCCCAAAAAGGGCTTTTGCTTTTGGGCGATACGAAAGAGACGGAGATTTCGGAGGCCCGTCTCTGCTTGATTCAGAGAAGATTGATTTCGATAACGTAGATTCACCCTCTCCGGGAAAAGAGGAGCAGAGGAAAGTAGTTGTTGCTTTCGGCATGAACATGGACACCGAAAGAGGGATTGTTGTGTTTGATAGGCCCGTCTATTCTCTTGGAGACGACGGCAAACCAATCTCTGCTGTTTTGTATTTAAGGGCAGGCTGCTATATCAAAGACATCAAGACCGCGGTCCCGGTAAGATTCGTGAAAGAGAAGAAGGAGAAAGCCGGGAGTGCTGCCAAGTACATGACGATAAACGTCCAAGAGGCCGACCCTTGGTACTCCGTAACAGGCGCAGACAACGAAGATGAAATAGACGAGATTATCAATCGGTACGGGGAAGAGATATCTGAGATGTTTGAACGTCTCGAATCTGAGGTGGCTACTTATATCGGATTGGTCTTCGAGCCTATCGACGGAGCACTTCGCGAAATTAGCTGGACAATCGACGCTGGCGGTGCTACAACGACCATCGGACGGAACACTGACCGCTCCCGCCGCGGCTCTCTCGGGTACATGAGGCGAACCGCGATTTTCGAGGACAAGATTGCACGGGCAAAAATAGACAGGCAGGATGCGGTCATGCTCTGGGTTAAAACCAGAGCCGACATCGTCAGGATCC